GATTAGCAGGACAGAAACAGGGCGCTTCCCTCAATAGGAAACGCCCTGCTAAACTGGTGGGCCATAAAGGACTCGAACCTTTAACCGCCCGATTAAGAGCTGTAATCAGTATGTCCCGCCTTGCCCAGCAGTTGCCACCGAACTGTCCCTCACGCAGGCCAGATATGAACCTATGGCCCAGGCCGAGCAGCTGATATCGGCACCTAAAACGCTTAGTGGATTAGCAAACGGATTAGCAAAAACGGTGGGGGGTACGCCAGGGCGTATACCTTCTAACAATAGCCCCCCCAACCTCCCAAATGAAAGTCCAACACTCCATCTTATAGGAGTCCACTGCGTCCGCCGGACAGCAAACGGAACGAGGGCCGACCACTGGCCCCCGCCCCTCTACCTTCGTCAGACTGCTCTTCTGGCCTTATCGGCAGGGATCCTCAGGCGAAAGGCCTTCTTCCCATACCAACGTGCCCAGATCCGTCTTCCCTTGACTGTGATGTAAGGAGTGTAAACAGCTACATAATCTATTCTTTAGTGCTCCTCTCCCCCCCCAGGAGGTCGATGAAGAATAGCCTTGCATAGAATGCCTGCTACGTGATATACTAAGATGGGCTCTCCAGTATAGTGGCCTACACGAAGACAGACACTCAGGAACCCTCACCGACTAGTAGGTTCGCTGCAAGACTTCCGGGCTTAGCCCGGAGTTTTGCGTTTAGGGCGCGGGCGCCCCAACCACTTTGATTATTCCTACGCATCTTGTTTAACCTGGCTAAGCGAATAGGTTCCACGTCCCACCTTTGTCCACCGCTTGCTCTTGAGCCTTGATAACGCACTGGTAATAGAGCTAATGGACTTCTCAGCACCTCGTCTCGCAAGCACTTCCTGTAGTCGGCGGACACTGACGGTCCCTCCATGCTCACGCATCACCTGCTCTATCGCATCCGGAAGCGTCATGGCCCTAAGGTCAATCTCATCGTTCTTGTGCGCTTGCTCCTTCATAGGCTCGCCCTCGCCCTGTAACTCTCTGTCTCCGAATGCTGCCTTAATGAAGTCACGGCCCTTTACTACTACGTCCTTCCAGTGGGTCAGCTGATCTTGCAGCAATCCAATTTGAAGAGCAAGCTTTCTTATTTGCTCCTCCGCGTCTAAGACCATCTGCTCCACTTGGTCCCTCAATTCAGCGCTCACTGTTCGACCTCCTCGCATCACAGGACAATGCGTTGCGCTATCTACATTATGCCAAGAAAACCTGCGGCTGTCAATACCATGCAGGCTTTAAAACTTTGCCGGGGCTGATTCGGGACAGAGCAAAGCAACACCCCGGGAAATCGTCAGCGTCAATGGTACTCCGCAGGTACCGGCCAAGACATCCGCAGCCGCTGCGCTCCTCTTCTCATTCCACGACGCATGTTAGTCTCCATGAAAAGCGCCAAAGGCCCCCGGTCTCCCGGGGGCTCCGTGGCGACTATGCTCATGTCGGGCGGCTACCCTGCCACTCGCCCCTCGCAGCAATCCTGCAACCCCAGGGCGAGCGCTATGGTGTCAGTCCGATCATCTGCGCCAGCGTCCGCACGACGCTGCTGACTGATGCCAGCGCGTCCTCCGTTTCCTTAAGCTTTTTCAGTACTCGCTGGTACTCTGCTGGGTCGACCCCGTCTGTCCCCGTCGGGGGTGGCGTGGCATAAAGGTCCAGCAGGTACTCCCGCACGATGCTGACCCCGTAGTCCGGATTCCGGTTCCACTTCCCGTCTCCGCCTAGCTGCTCGAAGGTGGTCGCCCGCCCATGCAGGCTCGCGAAGTCCCGCGGGTCCGGTGACCCTGGCCTGGGGTAGCCCTCGGCGCCGGCGTAGAGCGCCAGGTGGTCCAAACAGCCAGCGACGCTGTCCTCCCAGGAACTGAACCGATGGTGAGCGTCGGGGTCGAAATCGTCCCCGCCCCGCCGGGTCTTAGCGCCCCACAGGTTCCGGAATGACTCGTTCAGCACGCCTTGGAACCGCCCGAACCCCGTTTCCTTGGCGCACAGCGCATACGCCCCCTCGGGGTTCACGCGCCCGTGGAGCGGTGATAGCCACCAAAACACCGGCGCGACCCCGATGAACAGGTCCGTCGCTCCCCGCTTTTGCGCCCAGACCTGGGCTTGGAGAATCGTCGCCCGCGGGGGCGCCACGATGGGATGCTCCGTCGCCGCGGGCGGTGATTCCGGTGGCGGCGTTGGCTCCGGTTCCGGTGGTGGTGCTAGCGGCTTCCCCAGCCCCGGGTGAGGAATCTCCTGGTCCGGAAACTGGAGCGCGTATCGCACCATCGCTACGAAGTCCTGCCAACCGCTGGGCCTGCTTCGGAGCACGACCGGGCAATTGGTGGTGATCCAGTGCGCGTGCTGCACGACTTTGTCCGTTCCCAGGCCAAACGCCCGGCACAGGATGGCCGTCAGCCGGACCGCGTGGACCTCCGCCTTGACCCGATCCCCGTCTGCGTTCATGCAGATCTCGATGCCCAGGCTGGTTCTGTTGCCCGGTCCCTCCGCGCCGTCGCCGGCGTGCCAGCCGATCTCGTGCAGAGATAGGTGCTGGATGACCTGCTTATCGTCCACAGTAAAGTGCCACGACGCGGGCCGGTTCGCCGCCTCGTCACCTTTCAGGTACAGAGCGTGCCGCGCTGCATCCGCGCCGGCGTTCGTGTTGCCGGTGTCATGGATGGTGATCCACTGTGGCTGGCCGTTGGGGAACTCGATGCCGGGCCGGTTTTTCCGCCCTGCGGGGATGAAGTCCTGCTTGATCTCCATCGTTTAGTCTCCCTTCCCCGCGTCTGTGGTCAAGAACTGCCGCTCGTGTTCGTCGATCGCTTTGTCGTGCATCTTGCCGGCCGCCGATGCGACCATGAACCCGTTCAGAATCGCCAGGGGGATGGTCAATAGCCACCAGGTCCCGGTCAGCGGCGTCGCCTGCTCGATGGCCACGGCCACGAGTGCTAGAAACAGGATGAATGCCCCGACCAGTGCCGCGTACAGGTCCGTGCCTATGGCCCGCCCGACTGCTGTTTTATCTACCAGCCGTCTGGTGTAGGCTACGATGAGGTAGGTGATGGCCGCCGCTCCGCCTATCGTGGCCAGCGTGCTCCATGTTTGAAACTGCCCCTCCGTCACGCCTATGCTCACCTCCCATCTAAAAAGTCCAGGTCCTGCCGCAATTCTTTGACCTCTACCCCTCCCTGCTTGGCCACGACCAGCGTTAAGAGGTTAACCGTCCTGGTCAGGGCTTTCTGGCTTTCATGCACAGCGGTGGTCAACAGCCGCAGATCCTCCTGGGTCTCCTTTAGTGCCTTGTCTATCCTGTGCGGTAGCTGAAAGAGCGCCGCTGCAGCTATGCATGCCGCGAACCCAAACTGAGCCCACCATTGCGCCTGCTCCATGTCTCCGCCCCCTTTCGGTGCCTTCCCCTGTCCAAGCAAGAAAGCCGCCCGGAGGCGGCAATGAAGCCGGTCCGTGTCTACTCCAGAGGGTACTGCCAGTCTGCAGGCAAGGCATCAAGCAGCTGTACACGCCCGTCAGCGATGAACTGGGCGAGATAGGCTTCTAGCCAGACCTGGTCTACCGCAGTCCACGAGTGGCTGACCGCGCACCTACCATCCCGACTCTGGGCGTACTGCACGCGGTTTTCGGCGTCGTCCGGGCCATACCACACCCAGACCGGCCCGATTCCGCCCTCGATGGCAGGGGTGGCTGCGACCTCACACAGCAGCTCATCGGCCAGAGCTTTGCTGGCAAACACGATCACCGTCACCGGCGCATCGCCTCCCTGGCCGCTGCTACCCGCTCCTGGCGCAGCTTCTGCCTAGCCGCTTTGGTGGTAGGTCGCCTCCATGCCTGCAGCCGGGCGGCAAGCGCCTGATCCGGCGTCAGCCCCTTGCCCGGGTCAGTTAGTCTCACCACAGCGGCACCCCTCCCCTGCAGGCCATCGCCCAGCGCAGGTACTCGCGGTTGTGCGCCAGTTCCGCCATGCTCAACGGGCGGCTGTAGAGCAATAAGTACCCCATCTCGTACCCGGGGCAGTAGCCACTGCCCGCCTCGCGGCCAAGCAGCAGATTGTTAAGCGTGATCACCTGGATACCCCCGTACCAGCCATCGAGCGTCGGCTTGCGCTGCCCGTCCAGGATGATGGCGTACCGCGCGATCTTGCTATCCCAGGTGATGTCGAGGCAGTGCGTTCCCGCCGGCACGACGGCGGCCCCATCACACCAGCCCACCCGCCGGTGCCCGCTGTCGCTGATCTGGATGATCTCGTTTGTTAGGGAGCTCGTACACGCCCCGAACGCCACCACCCCGTTTGGGCCACCGGTGGTCTCGAGGTTGACCACCTTCCTGGTTGTGGTGACTGCGGTCAGGTCCTCGGCATTGCGGAACACCAGCTGCAACGCGCCAAGCGTCAGGCCGGTATTGCCTCCGTACACGTAGTCATCGGCCCCGAACGCCAAGCCGAAGGCATTCCAGGCCGGGTCATTCGCGTCGGCGCCCGGGGTCGACCCGAGCCGCCCGTGGTTTTGAGCCACTCCCCAGCGGTCATACAGCACCTGCGGGTCTGGGCCCAGCACGAAATCGTAGCCCAGGACGAGGTCGCTACGCACAATCCCCCTAGGGGCGTGCAGCATGGGTAGGAGACGGTCGGAATTGCCCATGCGATCACCGCCCCTAGTTCTTCAGTTTCAGAATCAGCGTCCGCTCCGCGTCCTGGACGACCGGGGCACTCGCCGTACCCGACCGTATCCGCAGCCGGCGCCAGGCAGCCAGGCCCATGGCGATGACATCGATGCCGATAGCGCGTCCCGCGTCGGCCTGGACCACGAGCTCTGCACCAGTGTCATTGTAGATGTCCTTGAACTCGTCACTGCCGTCCTTGGCGGCCCGGAAGCTAAGATTGGCTGCCGTCCACTCGGCCGGCATGATGATGCCCAGAATGGGCTTATCGGCCAAGTCGACCACGCTAGACAAGCTCTCCCCGGCAGCGATGGTCACCTCATTCTCCTGGGTCTTGATAGCCGGGTCCAGGCGGTCGATTATGGCCTGCAGCCGGTTCATGAGCGAGTAGTCCCTGGTCTTGTCAGTCATGCCTGCTGTTCACCCTTTCGTGGCACCCGGAAGGTCGGGTCCAGCTTGGCCAGCGCTTGCTCCAGCGCTGCCAGCCGTTGCTCTACCTCTCGAAAGACTAGTACCTCCCCTGCCCTATCTGTATCCACCGATGAACCTGTATCCCTATGGCGCGCAATCACCAGTCTCGCCCTATTCATCCGCTGTCACCGCCTCCACCACGACCACTGCTCCGTGCCACGGCGCACACTCCACGCAGACGGTGTATAGCCCCGGGTCCGTGGTCACAAGTTCCAGTACGGCCTGTCGCTCGCTGGCTACTACCTCGGTGCATGCTTGGGCCTCCGCCTCCAAGACCCGAAAGGTTACCGTGGCATCTGGTGCGGCCCGATCTGGCAGGAGCGCAGTAAGCACTGCTACATCGGCGCCGTCAGCCAAGAACGCATGCTTGGAGGCAGTAACCTGAATGGGGTTAAGCCGGCGATAGAGCTCATGCTCAGCCTCGGCCTCGGTCATGGCCTGAAAGCCTGCTACCTCTGGTTTGTAGTGCTGAACCTCGCGTACTACGCCGTCCGCGAGCACCTCAAAGCCGTATGCTCCCCCCTCCAGGGCTACCAGTCGCCCGGTCATGCTCATCGACTTATGCCTCCTCTGGAAAGGCGATTTTGACTAGACTGAATCCGCGTCGGACGTTGCCGTAGCCAGCAGATAATCGCCACGAGTAGCCGTCGAGCAAGATCAGCTCATTGGCATTGCCCAGAAGGGTGCTCGCTGGCGCGAACAAAAGGAGGTATTCCGCAACCCGGGTCGCGGGCCGGTAACGCGCTACACATACACGCGCATTGACCTCACTGCTCCCGGGCAGCGAGTATACCCAGTCGCCGTCTACCACATGGTCGGTTCGCACGCCATACCAGCTGGATACGTTAGCCGCGTAGCCCCGGGCAAAATCCTCGGTGTTGGTATACTCCGTGTCAGAACTGCCGTCGACCAAACAGCCGCGGAACTGCCGTGTAGAGTCGGCCCCGTTGTACTGGACATACATCAGGCGCGAAAACCCGGGATGCCAGAAGATGCTCTGCATGCCCCGGAAGCTTGCGTGCTGGCCGAGGCTCCGGATCAATAACCAGGCGTTGGTGCTGATCTTGTAACGGTAGATCTCCGCAGTGTACCAGCCAGCGATGCTCGACGGACAACCGACGAAGATGTGGTCGTCACCATCGTAGGCCAAAGGCACTCGGCCCGGGCTGACACTCGCCGAGGTATTGGCGTAGCTTGCCAGGTTGCTCCACGTGTTGTTGGTCTTATTGTAGGTAAACGCCTGCATGTTGTTGCTGTCGGCAACAGCCCGGTTGAAAAAGTAGAGTGTGTCTCCGATGAAGAGCCCGCACCCGCAGTGGGGCGTTGACAGCGCCGAGGGCAGGTCGGCCAGCACCGTGATGCTGTCGCTATCTACATCATAACGGGCGAAACTGACAGTCCCGCTCTTGCCCAGGTAGAAAGTCCGTGCTCCACGGTCCACGGCGATGATATGGTCCCAAACGGTCGCATCATTGGTCAGTACCGGTGAGTCCAAGAACCGGTAGAGGAATCCGTTCGCGAGGTCGCGCAGGGCCGCCTTGTACTGGTCCTGGATGTGGTTGCCCCAATCAGCTGTGATGACGTCGCCGGTGAGGACGACCTGTTTCTCCCATGCCATCTAGGCCTGCCCCCTCTCCGGCGGGTACAATCCCAGCAAGTATTCCAAGATGACTGCTTCACACACGTCTCGCCATTCTGCTTCACTGCGGCAGACCCCGGGGGTGAGGCGGTAGCGCAACCGCCAGATCTCGGGAGCGATCCTGGTCTGTAACAAAGCCAACCTGGCTTCGAGGACAGTATCCGGTTTCTTGCTGTAGCGCTTAAACATCTCTACGCGCCACCGTTGGAAGGCTTCCGCTTCTCCGGCAGCAGGCAGTGCTGGCAGCATGTCCTGCTCAATCCGGCGCATATGGGCCTGCGCCCGTCGCTCGCGTTCCGCCGGCGATATTCGCGCTATCATGTTCGCACCACCTCGATCTCCCAGGTGACGGTGGCCGTTTTCATGTTATCCTTCTCCTCATACACCAGTGCTCTTGCCACTAGCGTGCCGGTATCGGGGTCGCTCGTGCCGCCGGCAAATAGCCCGGCTTCACGCCAGGTAAAGTTTGCTTCTGCCCGGTCGAAGAACGCCTCTAGCAGTAGCGTCAACCCGTCTCTAGCTTGGGAAGTTAGGGCCTTGCGCGCCCGTTCATGCTGAAGAGCTTCATCGCCGTCTTGGGGTTCTGCCGTCCCGTCACCCACGGCGATGTGAGTGAGATCCGCCGGACCACCAGGCAACAAGCGATCCAACAACCACTCCTGCCCGACCATGCGGTTAGGATAGTAGCGCTTCTGGGTCGTCGTTCTGACCACTACTCGCCCCCTGATCACGATGCGGCCACCTCCGCTCCGAACCGGGCCTCTCCAAACAGGGCTGTAGAGCCGAAAGTGTGCGTGCCGACTTTGGCCAACTCGGCCAGGCCTACGGCCGCGGTCAAGACCTTATCCGTGCTGTGCCTGGCCTCGTCGCGCGTGACCAAGGCGTAGTCTGCGCAGCGCGTCTGGTAGTCGCCACTAGCACTCTGTAGTGTGAAGATGGCCTGCTCCAAGCAGCCTTCCAGCACTGACTCCACCGTTTCCTCAGCGTAACCTCGCACAACCGCCACGGCCCGGGGTCGCTGACGCTCCCTCAGTGTGGCGAAGCGCTGAATGACGGGGTTGGCGGGCCGATCCCGATTCTCAAGTGCCTCGAGGCGTAGTCTGAACTCGTTTAGCTTCTGCGCGATTCTGGCCTCCGGGTCGTCGCTGCGGTTGAGCACGATGACCCTCCGCACTGCGGCGCGCTCGACTTGCCACGTAACCTGCGTGATCTCGTAGACCCCATCGATACCGCGATCGGGCAGGTACACCTGTACGAATCGGCCGGCCCGGATGCCCTCTTCCGTCACCTCAACGGTGCCGTAAGCCTTGGGCCATGCCCGGTCGCGCAGCAGGCGCCGAGCGATCTCGCGTGCCTGGCGAATGTCGCGGATCTTGGTGTCCACGAGCTGCTGCTCGCGCCTCCCGTGCTGGGCAATACTGGCCTCTTCCTCCATGTGCGCATGGATCGGGTAGCCGTACCGGTAGGTCACCGCCAGCACGGCCCCACTGGCCGGCGGCGTCTGGAAACGCACGAACCGTCCCTCCCGCCCGATCAGCACGTCCTTGCCCTCGGGCCAGTAAGGGGTCTCCTCCCCTACCTGCTGCGGCACGCCGTCCACGGTAACCTCTACGGGTCCGGCCTCAAGATCGAACGGGTAGTGCGGAAGGGAGTAGTGGGTACCCTCGCCGTTAGCCACGGTCCGGAACGTAAACGGGTCGGACAGCGCCTCTCCGCCCACCACGTGGACCGCATTGACGATCTCCTCGTCATCGCCGAAACGAGCCGTGCCCGCCACGATGTTGGCGTTGGCCTGCGATAGGGTGCGCGGGTGATAAATGGTATCCGGTGAGTAGAACCGTAACCGTCGCTGCCCACCGTCCCATTCGACGTGCCAGGCCCAGCCCAGCAGTGAAGCGATGCGCTCGGTGGCGTCGAAGAGTGTTTCCCACACTACGGCCCAGGACTCGGCCTCTTTGTTGTCGTCCTGAACCCCGCTAAGGTTGATGTCGTAGGGGTAAAATTCGCCCCAGAGTGCTTTGATGATGTCCGTATACTTGGCATGTCGGTATATCTGATTGCACAGCACGTGCTGGGCGTCCGCCGTGTACGAATGAGCCTGGATCTGCAGTTCGGTGGTCACGGTCGAGGTCGAGACCCGGGGATTTAGCACAATGCGCCCGCCGAAAGTGATCGTATCGCCCTCGCCGTCACTCAGGTAAGCGTGAACCGTGGCGCCGATATGGGCAAGCGCCCGCACCTCATCGCTCGGGTTGGGGATGCGGAAGGCACACAGACCTACGCGCTCCTCCGATGCCTCCGTGATCGTCAGGCCGATCACGGGTACCGAAACCCCTTGGATGAATACCTGACTGAGCACCCGCCGAACCTCCCCGGTAATGCCGTCCTCCAACAGTAACGGCGGCTCACTCAAGCGGAGAGCCGCTAATAAAGCCGCCTCGTCAATAACGCCGACCGCGTCCGCCGGCAGAGGTCTGGTGATATCCTTGCTCAGCAGATCCGCGATCTCTAAGGCCTCGGCCCGGGCCGCCTGTATATCCCGCCAGGCGTCGTCCTGCAGGGCCAGCATGCTGTCGCGGATCACGGTAGCGTGGCGAAGTAGTGCGTCGGCCAGCCCCAGGCTGTCCTCGGCCGCGCGCAGGAAATGCAACGCCGCCACCAGGTCGTCTGCGAGCGCCAGAACATCGGCCAACGGCTTGCCAGTGGCGGCGGCCAGCAGGTCAGCCAGGCTCACCTGGTCCGCGTCCGCCTTGGCTACCGTCGCCCAGAACGCGTCTGAGAGCCCCAGAACGGCCTCCAAGGCTTTGCTCATACGTAACTCATAGGCATCCCCGGTTCCGGCGGTGTCTGGGGCCAATTTCGAGGCCCACAGGGCGATCTCGTCGAGCAGGCTTAGGGAAGTATCCATGTGTCTCGCAAGCATGGCCCGAATTAGGTCACTCAGGTCGACTGAATCGGTGCCGGTCCTATCATCGAAGCGTGAGAACCCGAACTGCCCGGACCCGAATAATGCCGGAGGAATGGCAGACCGTTGGTATGTCGCTGCCGTCCAAACAGCGTCCGTCAGGTCCTCCTCGTCCGCAAGCGTCCGGTAGAAGTCGCCCTGGGTTGCCAGTTGGTCGGCGAGGGTAAGAGCATCGTCGCGCTCTGCCCCTACCGCTGCCTGCACGACGTCCAGCAGGTCCAGGGTGCTAGCATGCTTGGCCTCTATGCCCGCTCTGATAGCATCCACCAGCGAAAGAGTCTCGGACGCCACCTTGTTAAGGACCCGTCTCAAAGCGTCATCCGTTCCTAGGCTGTCGACCAATACCTTGAGTGCTGCAGCAGCCGCCTGGTCCGCTAGTCCGACCGGATCTGCCAGGCTCTTGGCTACCGCCCGCAGCAAGGCGTCCGTAAGCCCCAGAATATCTGCAGCCGCCTTGGCCGCCTCTGCCTGGCAAGCGTCCGAGATACCCAGCGCTGCAGACGCCAGCTGTCTCTGCAGCGCCAAGGCCAGCGCATCCCCCAGCCCCGCCTGGTCTGTCCGCAACGCTGCCGTCTGTGCGGCCCAGGCGTCCGCGAGGCCGATTAGACTTTCGGCCAGTTGCCCGCGCCCTATGGCCCAGGTGACGGCATCCCTAAGCCCGAGAATGTCTGTGGCTGTGGCCGCCCCGAAATGCGAATACCCAAACCTAGCCGTCCCGAACAGCGCCGGTACCGGACGCTGCAGGTGAACCGCTTTGGTGAGGGCGTCGCCAACACCGGCTACGTCAGTCGAGAGTGTAGCCGTAGCCACCTGCAGTGCATCTGCAACTTGTACTGGCCGTTGCCCAACCCGCAGGTAGTCTACCGCAAACTCCACTTCGCCCTGGTCCACCGGGTCCAATCTCAGCCTCTTGATCCATCCTGTCCAGGTGCCCGCCGTCTTGGTACTGGCCATATCAAGCAGAACATCGTGCCATTCGCCATCGCTCGGAATACTGAAAACGATACTCTTTGACTCACTCCAGCCCGTCTCATCACTTCGCGTGAAGAAGAGCTGGCCACCAGTTCCTGTGTTACGCCGAAGTCGAAGGACAATATACCTGCAGGCCTGTGCATCTATGTATAGGTTATCAGCCGAATGGAAGTAAGGATCGGCACCGGTTGACGTGCCATTCAACACACCGTCGGCGACCCAGATATCACAGCGAATCGGTAACCCCCAACCCTCCAGGTCTCCGTCCACTTCCCATTCCCATGCTCTCTCGTATTGCTCTACTGCCCTTCCGCTATGCCTGCTCAGCGCATCAGCGATATCCATCAGGTCAGTCACTGAGGGCAGGATGGCTTTGACTAGTGCGTCTGCGATGATGGTCGTGTCCGCCGCCGCCTTGACGGGCCTGAGCAGGCTTGCGTCTGCCATTCCGACGGTCTCGCTAGCAACTGGCCTCACCACCGTCTTGAGCAGCTGGTCGGCGATGCTGAGAGCATCGTCTCCGGCCCCCCGGGCTACCTGCAGCGCCACCTGGTCCACAATAGCAGCAGCATCTGCCTTGCTAATGCCGGTCTCAAACGAGATAGCATCCGCCAGCCCGGCGAGGTCCGCTCTAAGTGCCGCCACGGCTGCCACGAGCTGGTCAGCCAGAACCGTTGGGTCCGCCCCGGCTTTGCCTGGAGCCAACCCGACCTCGTCTGTCAGTCCCAGCGCCGTCGAGACCAGAGGTCTACCGCTGCTGTTGGCGATGGCATCCGCCAGCCCCAGGTCTGTGCTCTTGCTCAGCGCCAGAAGTTTGGTCGCTGTATCCGCCAAGGCCAGGGTCTCCGCCCAGGCCATGGCGTGGCCGCGCCAGGCCGCATCACCCAGGCCCAGGCTGTCGGCCGCGATCTGCCATGCCGCTTTAGCAAGCGCATCCACAGCCCCCACCGTATCAGCAAGCCGCGTCGCGGCATGTTTCTGCAAAGCGTCCGCCAGCGCCAGCACGTCCTGGCCGGATAGCCGAACCGTCCGGACCAGAGTATCGCTCAGGCTCAGCGTGTCCGACACCTGGGGCCGCGCCAGTTTGGTTAGGCTATCAGTCAGGCTCAGGCTGTCGGCGTGTTCAACGACGTAATCCTCGACGTCGAATCTTGCACTTCCGAACAGCCCACTGCCGAACTTCGCCATCGCGGCTCCTGCCTTTCAGTGCTGCTAGTCGCTTAGGTTCCGATGGTCCAGGTCCAGGTTAGCGTCAGTGAGTCGTTGCTACCCTTGTTGATTACCGAGAATGTGATCCGGCTATAGAGCGTGCCGCCCGTAGAAGCATTGAACACACCGGCCTCGGTGATGGCGCCGGTACCGTTCCCGGCCGCGAAGGTGGCCTCCAGGGTGAGGACATTATTACTGCGGCTCTTACTCGCGGACTGCCGCGTACCGACTTCAGTCTGGAGTGCCGTATCTCCCAGTGCGGGTGCAGTGGTGCCCGTGCCGATACCCATGTGTGTGGGCTTGGTAATCGTCGGGGACGCCAACAGCTGGTCACAGATGCCGTACCGTCCGTTGTTGACGATGAGGTTCGTGACCGTCCTGGTACCCAGCAAGACCCCGTTCGCCCCGTAGTGTTTGACCTCCGCCTGCCCCTCGATGACAATGAAGCCCGCCAGTTGCAGGGCCCGACGCACCGGCCGTTGTCTCAACAACCACTGCTGCGCTGGTTGGTGGGTGAACAACAGCATCAATGCCCCTATCAAGACCAGCAAGATGATAATCATTGGCCTTTGCCTCCTCTCAGTTCCTGCAGCCGCACCTTGAATCTCTCTACTGCCGTTACGGCCGCACAAAGCAGAGGACCCGCACCTGGGCGGGCCTCTTGCGCTACCTGCTCGCCGGTTGCCCTGGTCAGGGTGATCCGGACCTGGCTGGCCACGGCCAGTTTGTCTTGCATCATGTTCTCACATCCCCCGCCTCCGCATCTCCGTGAACAGACCGGCCCCGATCTGCTGGCCGGCGTCTCTGCCGTCAAGGAAGGTGCAGTTGTTAAGGTTGACCGTTATATCCCCGAGACCTGCCAGCCGCCCCGCCGGCTCCGGCATCCGCACTTCCGGCAACCGGAACTGCCTGGGCAGCACAAGTTCGCCCTGCTCCAGGATGACCGGCACCTCCCGGGGCTTGAGTGCGAACAGCCGCTTGAACAGTTCACCCGCTCCCCCCACTGGGCCGCCGGTGTGCATACGTGGGATGCGGGTCTCCACCGGAAAGCCGGCCGCCGGCATTGGGGTGAGTTGCAGGCCCTGAATCGCACCCAACACGTTCTGAACCATGGCGCCCAGTTCGGTGAGGTACGGCCCGAATCCGTCGAGCAGGCGCTGTCCGAAACTCTTGCCCAGGTCGCGCCAGCCGTCACCGTGGGTCTCAAGGACTTGGAGCATGTCCGCGTGCTGCTTGAGTAGGATCATCCGTTCCGCTTCGGCATAGAGCGCCTGGTCGCGAAGCCGCTGAGGATAGAAGACCTGCTCCAGGAACTCCAGTTCCCTGCGCCTGGCCTCCTCGAACTGCCGATACCGCTCTTCCTGCTGGAACCGTATGTCCTCCAGTTCGTCCGCGAGCGCCCTTTTCCGCTCCTCCCTTTGAGTGAGCGTCTTGCGCCGCTCAATCTCCTGCTCTTGGCGGGCCATCTCGGCCTGCAGCCGCTGCCGCTCACGAGGATCCAGGACCTCTTCCATCTGCGCCCGTAGTTCCGCAAGTCTTCGCTGTTCCTCGGCCGCCCGGGCTGCTTCTTCCTCCTGGCGGGTCAGGGCATCCAGGGCGTCGATCTCGTCCCAAATCCCCCGGATGCGCAGCCGCAATGCGTCCGTCGTGGCCTCCTCACGGGCCCGACGCTCCCGGTTGATTTCCTGGACCACAGCATCGGTCCGGGCCTTCTCGGCGTTCAGGGTGCGCCGGATGGCATCGGTCTGCTGCGTTTGTTCCTCAGAGTAACGTCGGCGCAGGGCCCCGATGACCGCGGAATGCAGGTCGTCCAGACCGCGCATTTGCTGCCGTCGGACCTCCTCCGCCAGCTCATGGAATCGGTCCTCCACCATCTGCGCCGCCTCCGCCAAGCTGGCCGTGATACTTTGGGCCGTCTCTCCGAACTCGTCTTCGATCTGCCTGCCCGCAAATCTGGCCGCATCCCCCAGGTGCTGAAGCAGCGCCTGGCCGGCGACCTCAGATTTGCCGTATACCGCGGCCCGCACCTGCTCGGCGGCCCGGGTGAGATGACCCTGCAACTGGCGGGCGGTCTCCCCTCCCGCCGGGCCCAGCGCTTGAATGGCGATAACGGCGGCCTCGATGGCGTGCTTGACCTGCAGTGTTGCCAGCTCGGTCCCCTCGCCGATGCGCCCCTGGGCGGCTTTGAGCGCGGCTTCGACCGCCTTCAAGGCCTCCCGAAAGGCGTTGTCTATCTCCCGAGCCGTCGGCTCCCACGTTTGGGCCACGGCTGTGACTACCGCCCCGCTGGCATCTGCAACCCCGGTCTCAAGGCGTGCCAGGTTTTCCAGCACCCGCGCCAGGTCCAGCTCGCGCTCGCGCATTAATGCCTGCTGTGTGGCTATTTCCGCGGTAATCTTCCGCTGTCGCTCCATCTGGGCTTCCAGCTGCCGGACTCGCTCCCGGGCCCGCTCGGCTTCCGCCTGGGCGTCCGGCAAGTCACCCGCCATCCGTTCGGCCTCAGCCGCCAGCGCCCGGTAGTAATGCAACCGGTGCTCCAGAGCGCTGTCAAAGGTCTCCGCTTCGCGCTTCAGGACCTCGATCCGCTCCTGGCTGGTGCGCATCTCCGCTCTGAGGCCTTCAGCCTGCGCCTGTAGAGCGTCCCGGGCCGCCTGTTCTGCCACCCGGGCCCGGGCCGTGAAGGCCTGGATTTCGTCCTCAAGCGCCGCCTGCAAGGTCTCAGAGGCGAGAATCCGCTTGACTGCTTCTGCTCCCAGCGCCGTCGTCAGTGACTGTTCTATCTGCGCCAGCCGCTCCAGCACCCGTGCCCGCTCCTCCGGGTCCAGGTCGTCCATGCTCTCATGCAGCCGGGCGTACTCGTCCCCCAGGGCTTCGACTTGCACCACCTGTCGGCGGAAAGACTCGGCGGCCTCAACCGCGGTGCTGCTGGCTTCCTCCAAAGCCTGCCGGGCTTCCCGGGCGGCCCGCGCCAGTCGCTCCTTCTGCAAGGCCAGCCAGGCCACTGCACCCGCGATGGCGCCCACGGCCGCCACAAACGCCATCATGGCCGGGGTCATGCCCGTGACCATGCTCATGGCGGTCACCAGGCCCCGGAATGCGTTGGGTGCCGTTCTCAGCTCCATCACGGCCATGCCCAGCCGACTGACCATGCCGGTGGCTCTCGGCAACATCAAGGCGCCGGCGTTGAACGCCGCCAGCGCGTTGCTGGTGGCGTTGAGCACGGCCACGGCTCCACTGTAGGCCAGAAAAGCTGCCAACAGGCCGGTCACCCAGGGTTTAATCCGTGGCCAGTCCTCAGCCACCGTGCGGGCAAACCTTCCTGCCGCCGCCGCTCCTTCTAGCAACAGCGTGCCTACCGGGGCTAGCACCCCCAGGGCTGTCTTCGCCACATCGGTCAGTACCGGCAACATGGCCTGGGCTCCCTGAACGAGATCTCTCCAGGCCGTGCTGAAAGCCTCGACTAATGGGGTCAGACGATTGCGCACATCAGGTGGAACCAGGAACTCGTAGAAGCCCTGCAGCCCGCGTTCCTTGAATGCCGCCTGCAGCTCTATCGTCCAGTCTCGCACCCGCCGGGCCGACTCGGTCAGGGTAACGAACACGTTCTTGGTCATGTCCTTGAACAGCATCTGCAGGTTATCGCGGATGGTCGAGGTGGCGCCTTCGAAGGTGTCGGACAACTTATCCATCATGCGCGGATATCGCCGCTCCATGCCGTTGATCAAGGCCTGGATGGCCCGGTCAGCCGGGATCAGGCCCTGTTCGGAGAGTTTCATCACTTCGGCGGTGCTCTTGCCTATGGCCTCGGCCAGCAGCTCCCAGGCCGGTACGCCACCTTCCACCAGCCGGCGCATTTCCTCGGCTCCTACTCGGCCCATGGCGTTCATCCTGCCCAGGGCCATGACCACCGAGTTGATCCACTCCTTGCCCCTGCCCAACGCGGCGGCGGCATTACCGATGGCAGTCAGTTTAGGGACTACCTCCTCAGCCTGAAAGCCGAGCGCCTGCATCAGCTGGCTGGCCTCCATCAGGTCGGGGAACTGGAACGGGGTACGGGCTGCGAACTGCTCGAGCTCTTCTAAGTGCCGCTGGGCACGCTCTGACGAACCGAGCATGGTAGTAAAGGCGATGTTGGCGCGGTCGAAACGGCCCCCGAGCTCGAAGAACAGCCCGGAGAGGCCCCGAACCGCGTTCTTGGCTGCATTCCACAAGGCAAAACCGCCCGCCACGCCGACCGCTTGCTTGGCCAGGGTAGCCAACAGGCCCTCTCCGCGCTTGGCCTCACCGTTGATGTCGCGGAGCTGCTGCAGCGCCATATTCCCTTGTACGTCCACCACGCCGAACAGGCGGAACAGCTCCACGATTTACACCTCTCAGCACATCATGGTAGTATTAGGTGTAACACCACCAGGAGCAAAGGGGGCGAATAAGGTGATTAGACTGAAATACCTCGGTGGCCACCCAAAACTGGCGGGACCACGGGACTACTTCGTGACAAGGGTGGCCCAAAACATCGAGTTTCGGGCCCTTGAAGGATTCCGCCAGAAAACACTTCTCTCCATCCCGCGGGCGCTGTTTGTAGACGGTGGGGATTTTGTCCAGGGACACACGCGTTCCACCGGCAAAGCTGCTGCCGGAGCAATAGCTGGTGCTGTCATAGCAGGGCCACTAGGTGGCATCGCCGGGGCGGCGTTGGGCGGCAGGGCCCGCGCCCGTAACTCCATCTCCATTCCCGTGCTCGATGAGCAGGGGCGACAGCATAACATGCTTTTCAACGGAACTGAGGCCGACTACACCAATCTTCTTTATCTGATCTACAACTAATGCCTGAACATGGCCAGGATCTCTCCGCTGCGTTCCAGCGCTTGTTCGGCCGACACCACGTCAGCCACGTCAACCTCCGGGCGGTCACCCAGCCCCAGTGCCTGTACGTACTCTGGGAACGTCTTCTTAGCGCCAGACAACTGCCAGCCGACAAAGGCGAGCCGGCGGTATGCCTCCCGCTCGCCTTCGTTTACTTGCTCGGCGATCTGTAGCAACCGGGCATAGGGGAGACTCAGGATCTCTTTGTCCGTCCACCCGTAGCGCGCGCTGATGCGGTCGAGGGCGCCTGCCAGAGTCCCCCCAGCGCTCTGGTCGCCTTCAGCACGGCGTCGAAAAAAGCCATCATGTCCTGGTGCTCCTGCAGAGCGGTCAGGAAATCGGCAAAAGCCGCCGGCTCCAGCGCCAGGAACTCCGCAGCCGACAACCCGATCACAGAGCCGTAGAACTCGGCTTGCTGCTCATCAGCCTCGGCCATGCCCGCCATCATGAGCACGCCCAATTCCTCTGCCGAGCTGACCGCCACGTTCCCGACCGCCTTCATTGCGTCGGCGATGAGTTTGGCAAACGCGAATACGTCCCGGGTGGTTAGGCGGCGCATGGTATAGGTCCGGCCAGCAAGCATTACCTGCTGGCCGGTTTCCAGGATGATGCTCGCGTGCTCATCTTGCTTGGTCATACCCCTCTGACCTCCCCCGGTTCACTGCTCCTCAATTAGACCGGACTCAGGATCTCATAGGGCGGGACATTCGGTGACGCCGGGTCGTAATGGCCACTGAAGGTCACGGCCAGAACTACATCGTCGCGACCGGTCCCCAAGGGCACTTCCACCGGTTCGGTGCTGAGTGCATTCTTCACCACAAACACGATGGGACTGGTAGTGCCTCCCTTGTCGCCAATGATGGCCACGTTGGTCAGGTAGTCGGTGCTGTCGATCTTGCCCTTGCTGGTAATCCTGTCGTGGGTCTTGCCCTCGGTGGCCGGGTAGTCTTCCGCCTGAGTGCCCGACAGCGCCAGCATCAGGTTCTCCTTGGTGACCTCGGTGAGCCGTACCGTAACCGCTGGCAGTTCCCGCACCAGCCGGCGCGCACCCTTGAGTGGCCCCAGGGCGCCGTCGATCTCGGGAGTGTACCACTCACGCTCGATACGCACTGAGTTCCCGCCGATGGTCGCACCTACCAATGTTCCCGGGCTGTCGGGGTTCACGAAGTTTCTGTAGACCGCCCCCGGCCCGATCAGAAACTCCTCCACGGTGGTCGCGGTGATCCCGTGTCTCATCATGCTCTTCGCCTCCCCGCTCTCACATCACATAGTCCATGACTCGCCGCCAACGCTCTCGCCATAGGTCGAGGTTGAAACACTCCTCCGTCATCTGCCGGTTGCGGGCCCCAAACTTCCGCCGTAACTCGGGATCTGCGGCCAGGGTGCTGATGGCCTCAGCCAAGCCGTCATGATTCAGGTCCACCACCAGGCCATTCCATCGGTCGATAACCAGGTTGGGCAGCCCCCCGGCCGGCGTGGCCACCACCGGCAGGCCGGTGGCCATGGCTTCCAGGCAAGACAGGCTGGTTCCCTCCGCCGCCCGGGTCGGTACCACCGCAATGTCGGCCTGCCGATAGACCTCGGGCATCTCTTCCATGGGGCGCCAGATGCCCGACAGGTTGGGGAGATCCGCCAGATGATTGAGTCCCTCTTCGGCGGCCACGCTGAACCCCTGACCGCAGGCCACGAAGTCGAGCTGAGGCAGTGCCCTGGCCGCCAGTAGAAACTCGTTCAGGCCTCGCAACTGATTCAGCCTGCGGGGCGATAACACCCGGAGCCGTTCCGATTCCCGCTGTACTGGTGGGTGGAACCGCTCAGTGTCCACGAAGTTCGGCACCACCCGGATCTTGCGCTCCTCACCCGGCAACATGGCCGCCACCACATTCCGCACATTGCTGTCCACGGCCACACAAGCGTCGACGGCGGTGAAGCCGTAGAACTGACGCTCCCAAAACCGCTGCCGGTTCTCCGCCCCCAGTGCCCGTAACCCATGTGCCGGGTAATCCCAGAACACCCCGTGGCTAATGCTAATAGCCGGGCTGCGCACTACTGGCCAGCACAAGAAGGTGGCGAAGTATATCCGCACGTCCGCGCCCAGGCTCAGCTCGTAGAAGGCCTGGTTCAGGTTCGGCCCGGTATGCAGTTCCCAGGTGTCCTCCGCCGGCACCCCGTAGATGGGGATGCCCGCGTACTCCCGGCGCAGCAACTGCTCCCCGGCTGCGGCCTGATAAACGGTAACCTGGTGCCCCTCTTGCTGCAACCACCGGCACAGCTCCACCAGGTAGCGCTCGGCCCCGCCGAAGATGATGCGTTCCGGCTTCTCCTCATGACCCAGGTGCTGAAAGAATGTCGGGGTCAGGATGGCAATCTTCACGGTACCCCTCCCTGTACCCCCAAGTAAGGACGCGGCAGGCGCTGGGGTCGGCGCTTTTCGGGGCATGCTTCCCTAGCCGCGTCACACCTCGAACCTAGGCAAACAGGTCCTCCCGCCCGTATCTAACTGCAAACTCCAGGTGCACATGCTGTATCTCCGGTTCCTCCTCCGGCACCAGGTGCTGGAACTCGCGCCAGATCCCCAGGCAGGTGTGCCCTGGGATCTGCGGCCGGGTAAGGTTCAGCAGGCTCTCTATGCGCTGGGCGATGTCCAGGGCATGGCCCGCACTCAGCGACCGGTCGTAAACGTCGACCACATAGCTCATCGCGTCCGCCGCCTGGCTGGACTCCGGCACCGAACGGGCTGATACCACTAGGTACGGCATGTCGGCATCATGAGGGGCGAGTCCGTTGAAGATGGCCGGCCCGCCCCCATAGATGGCCAACTTGGCCTGTAACGCGGTGTCTCCGGCCAGGACGGCATACAGCGCCGTCAGAACGGCCTTCATGGGCCCACCCACTTCTCACCGAGAATGCCCTTGATCGTCCCCTTCTCACGCTGGTAAGTAGGCTGCAGAAACGGCCGCGGTGCCATCTTGCTGGTGCCGAACTCCAGCCATGGGGCCTTCTCGAGGGTGCTGCCGACGATGCCGAAGACGTTGGCACCATCGCTTACTACCCGGTACTTGATGCTGTTGCGCAGGTGACCGAAGAGAACCGCAGGCGCCTCGCCCGGGGCCGACGCCGTGTATTTGCGCCGTCCTCGCTCCTTCGTCGTCAACTGCCTCCCCAGCCGCAGCTCGCGGGCAGTGATCGTCTTGAGCCCTGGGATGATGTAGCGGCGCCCAGTCCGTTTGCCGGTCAGCGCGACCTTGGTCCGGTTGGCCAGGTGCCGACATGCTTTGGTCATCCGTTCCCGCAGCAAGCGTGTGAGTGCGGCCTGCACCTGGGGCAGGTTGCTGGAAAACCGGACTTCTGCCGGTCCTGACATAGGATCCGCGCCTCCTCTTGGCGAACTCTCCGGCGAGGTGATGACCATGGCCACGCCTAAGCAGCGAAAGCGTGTCCACAAGGACGTGCTCCTGATCAAGGACGGCAATGTCACCGAGATCGCTCACATCGAGGACGCCGCACCTGACGAACCCGCCTTGCGCGCCACCATCGACAAGCATGACCGCAAGCGCAAAGGCCTATGGATGACCTTCACTGTGGCCGACGAGGGAGAACCTAAGCCTTGACTATCTCCTCGCACAGAAGCTCCAAGTGGTGACCCGCCTCGGACGGGTTCAGTACCCCATGGACAAGCAGGCGGCGCCCGTCGTCAAGGATCAATGCCTCGCCCGGGCTCACCCCTGCCTCGCCCGGAGCGAAGACCTTATGGGTCACTGGATACTGGTACTGCTGATAGAGCACCCGGTCCCGGGCCGACAGGGGGCTGATGCGCACCGGCACGTTCGGTACTACAATCGGCGGGCCGGAGATGAAACCGCCCATGCCGTCTGATACTTTGCTGCCCTGGCGCTCGATGCTGACTGTACGGTCAAACAAGGCCTCGATGCTCATCAGGCCATCACCGGCCTCGGCGGCACGATCAGGTTCAGCCTGTTCAACACCCGTTGGCGCTCAACCCCTGCCTCGCCCTGGTCATAGGCGTAGTCGCCGATCCGCTCAGAACGCGTAGCTGGCTTCTCGCGCATAGCGATACGGCACAGATCGATACATATCCCCTGCAACAGCGTGAGAACGCGCTCCCGATCGCGGACGGCGTACGTCACCTGCACCTGCCGGGGCCAGCCCGGCCGGTAGGGTCCGGTACTCATATCCGGCGAGGTGAAGAAGTTTGGGGCGATTTCCTGGCGCAGCACCAACCGGCCACTGACAAGGTAAGCGTCTGACGACACTACCTCATTGCGCTCGAGGTCCTTCACCTCAAACGGCTGGCTGAGGTCCGGGACATAGGTCAAAGGCAGCCCCTGGCCCGGCTCCACAAACCGCTCAACCACTGTGGCCGCAGGCTCCACTCCCAGACGAGCGCTGATCAGGGCAGAGGCCTCCGCGATCAGCTCCTCCAACACCTCGTCACTGAGGCCGGTACGTTCCCGGGCCTTGAGCTGGGCTACGGCCACGTATTCCACTGTGGCCGCCTCCCTTACTCGACCCGGGCGAAGAAGACGAACACGTCAGCGTTGCCGGCGCTGGCCGTCGGGGTACCTGCCTGCACGTACTTGGCTTTGACTGTGGTCTTGGCCGCAGTGCGCAGGTATACTGGTGTCGCGGCGATGTTGAAGCCCACGGCTTCCTCGTTCACGTCGCCCGCCCCCATGAGGTTGTTGATGTCATCATTGGTGCCCACGGTGAGGACGTTGCTGGAAGCGTTGAATGCCTCGGTGACCTGTACCAGGGTGCGGGTGATCACGCAGCCAGCTGGCAGCACTACGATGTCAACGCTGCCGGCGCTGGCCCCGTTGGCGGCCACGCTGTACGGCACGCTGTTCCCCGCTACCTGCTCCATCCCCATCGCTCCGAGGCTGTAGGGATTCAGTCTCTGCATGGGCCGTTACCTCCTGTTCAACAGATTCTGCTTCCTCCGATGCACCCGGCGGCGCCGGAGCTTCGGGTTGGGTAGGCTCCGGCTGAGAGAGCAGGGTGAAATGGCCAGTCGCCAGCAGTCTCTGCGCCAACCCGGCATCAGCCGTGGTGAAAACCGGCTTCCCCGCCGCCCCCAGCCGGCGCCGCACCTCGATTCTGTGACCCGTGTACGACCCCAGGCGCGTTAACTCCAACCGGTACACGGTCGTATACCCCCTTGTGTGTGGCCGGTTAGCTCGGCAGCGTCTCCGGCACATCCGTGGCCAGCGCCACCGCATCCAGCTCCTCGATGATGGGATCATCGTCGAGGTGGATGACATACAGGCGCTTGTCCTGCATAACCGCCTCGCGGCCCTCGGTGGTCTTGCGGATCTTGATGGCGTAGGTGTTGACCGCGACGAAGTTCCTCGGGTCGGCCAGCATGATCAGGTTGTCGGGGAACGAAGGCACCTCGACGATCTGGTACCCCAATGGCCGGTTCACCTGGTCACCCGCGCCCAAGAGCGCGGCATCACCCGCGCCGGTCGGCCGCTCGGTCAGATACTCGATCCAGAGGAGCCGCCGGTACGGACTCATGATCCACTTGGTGTTGGCGCCCAGGTACTTCTTGGGCAAGGCCCGCACGATCTTGAACATGGTGGACTTGTCGAAGGTGGTGTCCCCACTGCAGTCCACCAGGTGAGAGCCGCTACCGGTCTTGATCTGCCGGATCCAGCCGTTGTTGATGCCGACAAACGGGTCCTCGGTCTGGGTCTCATCGCCGTTGAAGTGCAGGTCCTCAAGGTCGATGCCCACCTGGGTGGCCATCATCCGCATCACGATGTCCTCGTAGGCCTCGCCCTCGATGTTCTGGCGTAGGGTCTCCTCGGAGATCTCCCAGGGCAGCCGCACCGGCACCGTGTAGTACTCCACCTTGGCGTGGGTGACACCGGCCCGGTAGTTGTCGTCGGTGACCTCAACCTTCTTGCGAAGCAGCCGCCGGCCGATGCCGATCTTGTCTACTTCGCCGCGCGGGGCCCGCTTGAGCTCCTTGCGGTGCAACCCCGAGAATGGGGTGGCCTCGAACACCATCTGCAGGAACCGCTCCGCTTGCTCCGGCAGCAGTAGCCCTCCTGCCGCCAGATCGCCAGTGGTGATCGCGCCTGCTTTGTTCAGCAGGTCCTGATTGCTCATGCTCACTGGTTGTCCCCTCCCTTCTTACAGCACGCCCTTCCAGAATGATTCCTTCTTGCCGGAATCGTCCTGGCCGTCAGCCGACTTCCGGGTGCCAGGAGCCTTCTCGAGTTCCTCGATGCGCTTGACCAAGGCCTCATTCTGCTCTTTGAGTGCGTCTATCTTCTTGGTCAGCTCCTCAAGCCCGTCCAGCTTCTTCAGCGTCTCGGCCGTCTCGTCCAGCCGCTTAGTGATGGCCTGTAACTGCTCGTTGCTCACGGTTTCGCCCTCCTTCTCAACTTGCTCCTCGGCCACCTCCGACAGGATCTGGCCGATGGTTTCGTAAGCGGCCTGCAGTTTCTCCCGCCGGGCAGCGCTCATCTTGGCACCGGCCTTGGCCAGGGCCAGCAGGTCTTCACGCTTAATGGTGGCTCCGGTGGCGCTCGTCACCAGCCCCAGGATGAACTCCTGGAACTGCGCCAGACTGGTGCCGATGCTGCTCGCCTTGGCGGCCGTGTTCAGATCCGTAGCCGCCAGTGTGTTCCGGATCGCCTCTTTCAGAGCATGGACGGCATCCCAAAACCGATCGTTCATCTGTTCCTGGGCCAGGTTCTCCGCAAAGGTCTGGCCGTCGGCCTTGAAGAGCGATGCCAGTCCGGCCACCATCCGCGTCAGGAAGCCCCCTTGCTTCTCATCTGTGGTCGCCTCTCCGGTGGTGGCGGCCGCCTCATTGCTCATGCCCTCAGCTCCTTCCGTGCTCTTGACCAGCAAGAAGTGCCGCTTGTTGGCCGGACGGTCCACCCCCGACACTTCTCGGATGCTGATGTCCACCAGTTTGTGTTTGGCCGCGTCAGCCAACTGGCACCCTCCTTCCCGTGCCCCCCATGCTCAGGCCGGTGATCTCCCCGGCCTCGACCTTCGCGAAGTACTCTTCGCTCCAGACCACGCCGAGCAGCCAGGTGCCCTTGGTCACGGGCTGGCCGTCAAGGTCAAAGTCTGCCGGGACGCAGTAGCACTCCACGATCTCTCCGATCTCGTCTCCCCAGGCCTGGTGCATGACCCCAAGGCCTTCTCCCTTGGCCAGGGTCTCCCAGGCCGCAGTTACATCCAGCTGGACTTCCGCGCCACTGCGGACCGCCTTGGCGATGGCCGCCAGCAGCTCCAGCCCCAGCTTCGCCACCTGACCCCGTCCTTGGAGGCCGCGCATAAACCCCCAACAAGCCTGCTCGATCTCCGGCGCCTCGGCGTAATCCCCCTGGGTGTCCACTTCGTTGGGCGCGTAGACCACACCCAAGGTGTAACGCTGTTTAGCGTCGGATTTGAGTATCCGCATTGACCGGCTCACAGCCTCTGCAGGCATGGGTATCACCCCCTCGGCAATCAAAAAAGAGCCCGAAGGCTCTGTGGTGTCTTTCTGTGACCGGCAGTCTACTCTATAACAACCACGGTGCTGAGCAAGTCCCCCTGTTCGCGCCTCAGCCGCCCGAGACCCTCCAATACGTCCTCCAGCGCGCCCAACACTGCCTGCTCGAAGTATTTGCCACACATCGGGCAACGGACGATCGCCACCCGGCCGGATATCGAGACGGGCACCTCAAAGCCCGCCTTGCAGCCTCCGCAGACGATCTTGACTGCGGCAAGCTCGCGGAGGTCAATCGTGACGGTCTTCTGGGCAACCATGCCCGGCCTCCTCTCGACAGCAAGAAAGAGCCGAAACGGCTCTGTCTGACGCGTTACTGCTGTTTTTCTCTGGCTTCCTTTTCGTCAAAAAACCTGAACCAATCTAACAACGATGGACTATTTTCTTCTCCCGGCTTTGCTTCAAACCGGATACCGTTGTCACCGGGATACGGTTTACGGTGGTCGTGTTGACCAGTGAAGAAAATAGCTTCGGGAATTCC